AAATGTTCGAAATTGCTTTGACAGCATTCACTAACAGTGAAAATTATTTTTTTGCTTTGGACGATTTTACATTCCAACATATAATGTGTTGTTACCAAAGTTATTCGCCGATAATTCCAATAGCACCACAAATGCATGGAATTTCAGATATATCTGATGGTTATTATAACAATTGGTATTTACAAACTTATAATTGGAATGCCCATAGTGAAATTAAAATTCCGAATGAATTTATGGATTGGGGGGTAGTTCAAGAAATGAAAAAAAATAAAGAACACAAACAATTTTATTATGTCAGTTAAATTTATTACTTGTATTTTCAGTGACTTAAATGGAACTGAACTAGGTGGACGACCGAGTAGAGGTGGTCATTATCGATATAGTTTATTATCACATTTACAAATGTCAGATGCTGATTTTTTGTGTTATACTTCAGAAAGAGAACTTAAAGATCTCGAAAATTTTTTCTATATTGAAAACAAAGTGGACCCAAAAAAATTAGAGTTAAAAATTTTTGATCTTCAGACCACTAAATTTCAAAATTTGATCTCTGAATATAAAGATGTTGAAGGAACAAAAAGAGGGGATAGATGCGTAGAAATTCAATACTCAAAGTTTCATTGGTGGTGGAATGAAGATAAATCGTATGATTTCTACTATTGGATTGATGCTGGTCTATCCCATTGTGGTATAATACCGAACAAATATCTTGTAGATGAACATAGTTATAAGAGGTACTTTTATTCTACAATATTTGATAATACTTTTTTAAAAAACCTTTGTGATTTCACTAGGGATAAATTTTTTATAATAACAAAAGATAATGTTAAAAATTATTGGTCTGGTACTGTAAATAGAAAATGGTATAATGAGTTCTCTATGGATCTTCATGTAATTGGAGGTATGTTTGGGGGGCATAGAGATACTTGGGATAGGGTTGTCAATTTATTTGAAAAATATACCGAAGATATTCTAAAAGAAGATAAAGGGTTGCCTGCGGAAGAAAATGTTATGAGTTTAATGTATTACAATCATAAAGAATTATTCGTAACAAAATATTTTGAAACATGGTGGCATGAGGACAATTACCATTCGTTTTTTGGAAACCAAACTCAAGATGTAAAAAATAACTATTTTGAAAATACTAAAAGTTTTTACAAAATTTTAGAAGAATTAAAAAATTATTATGAGTAACACAACATTAGTAACAGGATTATGGAATATAAATAGAGAAAGTCTAACAGAAGGATGGTCTAGAAGTTTTGACCACTATCTTTCGAAACTAGAACAACTATTAACAATTGATGAAAATCTTATCATTTTCGGAGAAAAGGAACTAGAAGATTGGGTTTTAACCAAAAGGGATAGATCGAAAACTCAATTTATTGTAAGGTCTCAAGATTGGTTCAAAAATGAATTTTTTGATAAGATTCAAACTATTAGAAAAAATCCAAATTGGTATAATCAATCAGGTTGGTTACCTGAATCTACACAAGCTCGTCTTGAAATGTATAACCCATTGGTAATGTCCAAAGTCTTTTTGTTGAATGATGCTAGAATAATGGACAGATTTAATTCAACAAATCTATTTTGGATAGATGCAGGTATTACTAATACAGTACATTCAGGTTATTTCACTCACGACAAAGTTTTCACAAAGTTAGAAAAATTAAAAAACATAACTTTTATTGCATTCCCATACGAAGCGAATAATGAAATTCACGGATTTGACTATTCTGAAATGTGTCGTATGACAAACAAAAAAATTGATAAAGTATGTCGTGGTGGGTTTTTTGGAGGGCCCAAAGAAAAAATAGAAAGTTTCAATTCTCTTTATTACCATCTTATGTCTGATACTTTGTCTAAGGGATATATGGGTACTGAAGAATCACTTTTTACACTTTTAACTTATATGCATCCTGAAAGTTTTCAGTATTTCGAAATAGAATCTAATGGATTAATATCTAAGTTTTTTGAAGATGTTAAAAATGATCAACACAAAATAAAGAGTGAGAGTGAAATTTTAATTTCAGGAAATGATCTAGACATTAATAACACCGCTCTTTATGTGATAACTTTTAATAGTCCAAAACAATTTGAGACCCTCATTGAATCGATGATACAGTATGATAGTCAGTTTATAGATGGCCCAAAAAAGTTTTTATTAGACAATTCGAGCGATGAAAGTACTTTTCAAAGGTACAGTGAATTGTGTGAGGAGTTTGATTTTGTTCATATTAAAAAAGATAATCTTGGTATTTGTGGTGGAAGACAATTTATTGCGGAACACGCCGATTTAAATAATTTTGACTATTATTTCTTTTTCGAAGACGATATGTTTTTTTATCCAAACAAAGGTGAAGTTTGTAGAAATGGGTTTAACAGATATGTGAACAACTTTTATAAAAATGTTTTGCAAATTATTCAAAAACACAACTTCGATTTTCTCAAATTCAATTATTCAGAATTTTTCGGAGATAACGGTGTGCAGTGGTCGTGGTACAATACTCCGCAAGATGTTAGAGAAAAATTTTGGCCTGGGAAAAAAAGACTACCAGAGTTAGGTTTAGACCCGAATGCCCCAAGAACAAAGTATGAACACATTTGGTCTCACAATGGGATTCCATACATTAGTGGAGAAGTTTATTATTCGAACTGGCCTCAAGTAGTTTCTAAAGAGGGTAATAAGAAAATGTTTTTGGAGACAAAATGGGCCCATCCTTTCGAACAAACTTGGATGAGTTATATTTTCCAAGAAACAAAAAAAGAAAGAATTAATCCAGCAATATTATTAATGACACCTACCGAACATAATCGTTTCGATCATTATTCTAGAGAGCTAAGAAAAGAATCTTAACGTGTATTTATTGTAAAAATATCTAATGAATTTTTACATAAATAAAAATGCAAACCTTCCACTTCTGAAAATGCAAGTGGTTAAAGATGGTCGTAGTGAGTATCAACAATTTATGCAATTATTAGAAACATCATCTATTTTTTTTACGATGATTAATAGTGAAACGGGTATACCCAAAATTGTGTCTAAACCTGCTTATATTGTTGAACTGACTAGTGTAGACGAAAATGCTCAGACAGAATATTATGTATACTTTAGATTCACGAAAAAAGATACCAATAAAGTTGGTACATACAAAGGTCAATTTTTAATCAAATCGGAAGATGGTGATCTTATTTTACCACTAAGGGAAGAACTCAACATCTTTATTCAAGAAAGTTTTATCATAGATAGTCCTTGTTGTTGACGGGTTTTTTATTACCTTTATAGTTGAAAAGGTATAAGTAAAATGATTACAACGGAGGAAATAAAAAATTTTTTGGAGGGAAACGATCCTGAGCAGCATATTGTTGCTTTGGAATTCGATTATGCCACAGAAGAAATCTATAAGATTAAAGAAATCCCTGGTAAGGGAAAACAAATCGTAAGAGATACTTTTATACCTTTCTGTTGGGTTGGTGATCTACGTAGTTTAAATTTCTACAAAGGGTCTAAAGCCAACCAAAAAGAAGCGATGTCCAAACATAAAATTCTGATTGAAAAATTAGAAACTTATGACAATGACAGACTGAATCAGGGTCTTACTTTTATTGTAAAATCACTCAAAGGATACAGAAACTTAATTCAATTTTTTCGTGAGGGTGGTATAGATCCTTGGGGTGAGGTGGCTAAAGATCAGTTTCTACTCTTACCACCAGTTGAGCAATATCTTATTCAAAAAGAAAAAAGATTGTTTAAAGGTTATGAAGAATACAATGATATTACTCGATTTGTATTTGACTTAGAGACCACCGCACTTGATCCAAAAGATGGTCGTATATTTATGATCGGTATGAAAACAAACAAAGGTTTTCATCAAGTGATTGAATGTCTTACAGAAGAACAAGAGAAACAAGGATTGATTGAATTTTTTAGAACAATTCATAAACTAAATCCGAGTATTATTGCTGGGTATAATAGTTTTAACTTTGACTGGCATTGGATCATTGAGAGGTCAAAGGCTTTGGGGTTAGATATGAAAAAAATTTGTATAACCTTAAACCCTGAAAGACATTTCTCACAAAAAGAACAATTACTAAAATTAGCCAATGAGGTAGAGAAATATAATCAAATTGGTATGTGGGGTTATAATGTGATAGATATACTTCACGCAGTAAGACGAGCTCAAGCAATAAATTCGAATATTAAAAGTGCGGGTCTTAAATACATTACTCAATACTTAGAATTAGAAAGTCCAAATCGTATTTACATAGACCATCAGAACATTGGTAAGATGTATGAAAAGAAAGAGGAATATTGGTTGAATATTAACAATGGGAAATATAAGAGAGCCGACATTCCTGAATTCGAAAATTTGGATAAAAGATTTCCTTCTGTTTATGAAAAAGTAACAGGTGACAAAATCGTTGAGATGTATCTTGACGATGACTTGGATGAAACACTTCGAGTTGATGAAGAGTTCAATCAAGGTTCTTTTTTACTTGCATCATTGGTTCCAACCACATATGAAAGAGTATCAACTATGGGTACTGCAACTTTGTGGAAAATGATCATGCTTGCTTGGTCTTATAAACACAAACTTGCTATTCCTAAAAAACAAGAGAAAAAAGATTTTGTTGGTGGTTTGTCACGTTTAATTAAGGTTGGGTATTCTACAAATGTTCTTAAACTTGACTTTAGTTCGCTTTATCCGTCTATCCAATTAGTACACGAAGTTTTTCCAGATTGTGATGTAACAGGAGCTCTTAGAGGATTTCTAAAGTATTTTCGTGATACTCGTATTTTATACAAACAACTTGCTGAAGAATTTTCAGATTCAGACTCAAAGAAATCTAAATCTTACGATAGAAAACAATTACCTATCAAAATATTCATCAACAGTATGTTTGGAGCTCTGTCAGCTCCTCAAGTTTTCGCTTGGGGTGACATGTATATGGGAGAACAAATAACTTGTACAGGGCGACAATACCTACGTCAAATGACAAAATTTTTTATGGCCCGTGGTTATGAACCTCTAGTGATGGACACCGATGGTATCAACTTCTCAGCACCTAAAGGTGTTGAAGATAGAGTTTACATTGGTAGAGGTAATAATTGGAAAGTTAAACAAGGTAAGGAGTATAAAGGAGCCGCGGCAGACATTGCCGAATACAACGACATATTTATGCGTGGTGAAATGGCCTTAGATAATGATGGAGTGTGGCCGAGTTGTATTAATATTGCAAGAAAAAATTATGCACTTTTGACTGAAAAAGGTAAGATTAAATTAGTAGGAAATACAATCAAATCCAAAAAACTACCTGGTTACATAGAGGATTTTCTAGACAAAGGAATTAAATTACTCCTTCAAGGTAAAGGTAAGGATTTTGTTGAATTTTATTATGAGTACCTTACTAAGATTTACAACAAGGAAATACCTCTCGTTAAAATTGCACAAAGAGGAAAAATAAAACAAAGTGTCAAAGAGTACGAAGAAAGGTGTAAACAAAAAACCAAAGCGGGTAATCTTATGTCTCGACAAGCGCACATGGAGCTTGTTATTCGAAATAATATGAATGTCAATCTTGGAGATGTTATTTATTATGTTAATAATGGAACTAAGATTTCACAGGGTGACGTTGCTAAAAAAGGAGATACTATTACATTGAATTGTTATTTAGTCAGTCAAAATGACATTGATAATAATCCGAATCTTACTGGTGAATACAATGTACCTCGTGCCATTTCTGTATTTAACAAACGTATTGAACCACTTTTGGTTGTTTTCAAACCTGAGGTACGAGATGTTTTGTTAATCACCGATCCTGAAAAACGAGAATATTTCACGACCCTTCAATGTGAACTAATAAATGGTCAACCTTTTAATGAAACCGATCAAGATAGTTTAGAAAAAGATGTATTAGAAATAACTGAACAAGAAATTGACTATTGGAAAAGAAGAGGATTGAATCCGAACTATATCTATGAGTTAGCTGAAAGTGGGTGGGAGAATCATATCAATCACCAAAGTTTAACTCCATCAGAGGAAAGTATGTACCAATTTTGATATACAAAAACTAGTTCTATACAGGCACCTGTCTCTATTTGGATTTCATCCCAATGTTCATCAATTCTGTTGATATCAGGAACAATTAAAACACTCGTCAAAGCTTTAATTTTAATTCTATCAGTAGAAACACTGTTGAGGGTAATTTTACAATTCCCAACTCCTTTTACAACAATAGCATATTCACCATTGGTGGTGTATGTTTCCTCTGAAACAACCGCTAATTCTGAAGTTTTAACTTGTATACCATTGATTATTTTTTCACTAGGTATCGATCTTATAATAGCCATATTTTAAACTGTTGTTATTGGTATTGGAAATGCTCTAAACTTTAGTTGTGTATTTAGATCTGTGGCAATTTTAGCCTCTCTTTCCATTATAAATTCAGGTCTTAATCTTTCTAATCTTTTTGTTAATTCTTCCAAAAGTACCGTTTTTTCATCTTTTGCTTCGGTAGAGAGTGAGGTGTAGTCCATTTGTAGTTCACTATCGGGTGTTTTTAAGTTTCCGCTAAATTTACCCCTCACTCTAGCTAAAGTTTCTTTTGCATAAGCTGTCAACCATCTTCTAACCCATTGTTGTGCAGGATCATTCAAATCTTGCCAAGAAAGTGCATCTAATGGAATATCTGATGGTAATTTAACAATGTCTGGATTATCTTTCAGACACTGATCTCTATCAGCATCGTTTGTATCATAATACCAATACCACACTTTACCTCTCATCAACTCCGAATTTCCAAAGTCGAATTTACCACCTGGTGTATTGTATAACATTACGGCTTTTTTACCACCAGGTAATGCTGTGACTCTGTATTGTACGTCAGGTTGTATGATCCTTCGTTTGAGGTTAATGTCTTGAAGTCTAGATAAAACATCGTAGGATGAAAAAAAGAAATACCCACCACTTCCCCATCCAGGTTGAGCAAATCCACCAGGCCCACCAATACCAGGGCCCCCAAGTGATCCAAAAGACCATGGATCGAAAAATGCACTATTTTGTTCAGAGGGTGAAAACCAAAGTAATTCATTGAGTTCTCTTCCTGCTGGTATTTCATAGATCTGTTGATTTTGTTGTAACTGAAAATAATCCTTTTTAAGTACCCAAGGCCCTGAGTTTTGAAGTCCAACAATTTTTGAGTAGGCATAGGTATATTGAGTTTCCCAATCCAATGATCTTCTCACTAGTGCATTTGCGACGGATTGAGTGTCTAAATTCAGACCATATAATGAAGTCCATTGTGACTCTATTAACCAATCTTGAACATATTGGGTATAATCTCCAATGGAAAGTTCCATTAGTGAATCCATCATTTCATCTGTCAATTCTACGGAACGTAACGGGGCGCCCAAGAGATTATAAATTCTCTTGTACATTTTACTTCTTTCTGGTTCTGCAATAATATTCATAACCAATAAATATTCACAATCTATCATTTACGTAATCCCAGTCCACAACCCTCCAAAAGTTTTTGATATATTCGTCTCTTCTATTTTGATATTTGAGATAGTATGCATGTTCCCATACGTCCAAACCAAGAAGTGGTTTTCCTCCATCTTTAACAAAACTCATCATCGGATTATCTTGATTTTGTGTTGTTACAATTTTTAATTTACCATTTTCTTTTAGTATCAACCATACCCAACCAGATCCAAAAACACTTTTAGCCGCCTCATCAAATTTTTTTTTGAATTCTTTGACACTTCCAAAATTCGAGTTTATTCTCGAATCAAGTTTCATAGGAATTCTTGGTGGGTTAGGTGTCATCATATTCCAAAACAACGAATGATTATAGGCCCCACCAGCGTTGTCTCGTATAGGTTTTTCAGTTTCTTTGACCGAACTTACAATTTCTTCCAAAGACATATTTTCATATCTCTTTCCTTTGGTCGCTAAGTTCAATTTATCAACATAACCTTTATAGTGTTTTGTATAATGAACATTCATTGTTGTTGGATCGATGAAAGCTTTGAGAGATGTAAAAGAATAAGGTAATGGTTCAAACACTACATTACCATGTTTTATCTTGGATTTTTTTTGTTCTTCTATTAATCTTCTTCTTTCCTCAATTTTCTGTTCTATTAACTCAATTTTATTTTCCAAATACTTCATACTCACCAAGACTTTAGTGTCTCCTATAAGTATTTTTAATTTCTGTTTTGGTTAATAGATTGAAGTATATTTTCTAGAGCATCACCTTCAAATAACATTGTATCGCCCATTACTGTATTAATAATTCTTTTTTTCTTATCCAAAATATCATAAATGATACCCTCGATTGTGTTTTCAAAAATTGGATAATAGACAACTACGTTATTTTTCTGACCATAACGATATGCTCTATCTTCTGCTTGGGAATGGTCTGATGGAAGAAAGGATAGATCATTCATAATTACAGTTTCTGCTGCGGTGAGTGTAAGCCCCACCCCTGCGGCTTTAATGTTACCCACGAATACTTTAACCTTTTCATCGGTTTGGAATTTATCAACAGCATCTTGCCTTTCGCCTTTAGGAGTTGATCCGTCAAGTTTTACAGCTATCTTCTTGAAGTGTGAGTAGATAGTGTTAAGTGATTCTGTAAAATTGCAAAAAATGATCACTTTTTTATCTTGGTCTAAAATATTTTCACAAAGTTCTATGGTTTGAGAAACCTTTTCGTTGGCGATAATTTGTCTAACCTTTGCGATTTTGGAAAATTGCATAGTTAAAGAATTTGACTCACCTCCCTTATCATACCATTCGTAGTATTCCCCCATAACTTCTTCGTATTCCCGAGATTTCAATCGCATATAAATTGGAGAAATTATTTTTTCAGGTAAGTCTAGTACGTCGTTTTTTAACCTTCGTAACACAAAAGGTTTTGTTCTTTCGTAAAGTTCTTCCAAATTTGACGCACCACTTACATTCCATATTTTTCTGTTACCAGCACGGAACTGATACCCATTACAATAACGCCTGACATAGGCCATCCAATTCTGAGCAACATTGCAGTCTACCAAATTGAGCAGATTGAAATAATTTATTGGTCGAGATGTCACGGGAGTCCCTGTTAACAACCAAGTTCTTTGTGATATTTTACTGATGTCATTTACAAGTTTGGTTCTCTGTGCTTGAACATTACAGATCGCGTGGGCTTCATCAACTATTATCAAATCAAATTTTGCGTCACGTATTATTGATTCCGAATCTTTTTCTAATGTGTGAAAATTTTTCAAAATATCGTAGTTGATAATAACGTAATCGGCATCCTCCCATTTTTTACCTTCCACTATGGATATAGATTTATCAGTATAGTTTTCAAGTTCCCGTTTCCAATTTATTTTCAATGATGCAGGGCAAATAACAAGAACTTTGTTTGTATTTGACTCTATTGACGCAACTACAGCTGTTGTTGTATTGTGAGTCACAATACAATGTTCTGCAACATACAGGTTGTCTACAGAATCTACTGAAATACAAGTACATTCGTATTCACCTTGTTTTTCAATCTTACTAATATATCTACCTGTTTGATATTTTTGTGGTTCATTATATCTATCAGATTTTCTTTTTAATCTGAATGGATTCATACCTTTAGGTAGTTTTATATTCAATCGGTAGGATGGTCTACATTCAATTCTTTCCCCGTTTTTTTTATAAAAACTTTTTCTCTTTCTTTTACGTACAATTCCGCCCAAAGTATGAACAATTTCACACAAATCATCACAAAGTTTCTCAGATACCGTTGAAAATTCTGTACCACAAAAATTTCCATTTTTAGATAACATACAATGGCCGTCGGTGTCCATCAATCCTTGGAGGATTGCAAGACGATTATTTACAGATGTATATTTGTATATGTCAGGTATAAATTTATTATGTGAACGAGTATGAGATAGTGATAGATTCTTTAATGGTTCACCAATAGAAATGGAGCAGGTTCGTTTATTATCGTATTGTTTATTTTCTTTAATCTTAAAATCACCAAATAATTCATCGAAATCATCTCGATGAGTTTCGAACCTACATGAAATACTTTGGATATGACCGTCCCCCAAAATTAGACCTAATAGATAGGGGTCTATTGGTACTTCCTCGTTATTTTCAAACTCAATTGGTTCTACTATGGGTATTTGCCATTTGTTTGCTCCGTTGGACCCTCGATAGTGAGTGTTTATTGAGTATGTTCTAAAATTATTGTATCCACGACCTTGATCTTGTATAATATGATTTTCATACATTTGTTTCGTGGATAATGTAAGAGTTTTCTTCAACCTATTGTTATTGGAGTTTTTACCATGGTTAGAAGAAGATACTGACCAGAGATGTGACTCATCGGTAAAGATAAAAAATCCATCGTTGAACGTAACTTTATATGTCTCTCGTATACCCTGAGGAAAAACACCGATTACATTAACTGGTTTTCCGTTTGAGCCAATGACTTTGTCACCAATCATAATATCACCCATTTTTTTGGTCCCATTTGGTGTGTATATCAAAGTTTGGTTTGACAACGCTTTACCTAGGCCCAAATCATCCGCTAAAATATACTTTTTGTTTTCACACAAAGTTTTTACACCTTCTTTTTGATGTTCGAGTAATGGTCGATGTGAGTATTTCTCAAAATCAATTTCTACGTTTTTGATTTTATTATCTTTGATTACCGCGGCTTTTGGTATCCAAATATCATGTAAACCCTGATTTTCAAAATAATATCCCCACACGTGATAAGCGGTGTCTTTTTCAACTAAAAGTTTTTCTATCCAAATTTGTGTTGGTACTTCTATAAACATTTTTTCATTTGCAATTTTACTCGCAAAATATGTGTCCAATTGTACCCATTTTTTCGCAACCTTTGGTTCTCTTTTGTGATATTTAATCACATATTCGGTTTGAGTTGCGTTAGGAAAAAATTTAGGATTTGAATCCCTTTTGTGTTTTAATTTAAGAATAAAGTTGTTCGCACCTTCATAACGATCTATAATATCTAAGGCTTGATTTTCTCTTGCGTTTAATTGACTATCCAAAACAAAAATAAATTAAATATAATAATATTATGAATATTTATCAAGAAGTATGGCACAAAATCAAGTTCCAATCACAAGATTAGGTAAATTTTTCGGTCAGGAAGATTTCGATTTGGATGTTAGTATGGGTCGTGAATGGCTCGATGGTGATATGAATTTTACCATTGTTGTCTATCGCGTAAACAAACAAAAAACAAATCAAGACGATGTTTATGGCGAGGCGGTACCTCAATCCATAGAGTTTTTACCACCAATATCAGTAAACGCTTATTTGCAAATTATGCAACCAGATATGGCTTTCTTGGGTAATTCCAAGGTTATACAAAACGAACCGGGTAATATCAGATTCGCTATCTACCAAAAAGATTTGGATGACCTACAAGTTTCCATTAGTTTGGGTGATTACATCGGTTATTGGATTACCGAAAATCAAGTAAGATATTATTCAGTTGTTGATAAGGGGATACCCAATTATGACAACAAACATACCTATGCAGGATATAAACCTTTTTATGTCAGTTACATTGCAACACCAGTAACTGCTAACGAATTTATGGGGATTTAAGTTTAAATGATGAAAACTCAAATTATTAGAGAATTAATTCAGAAATTAAGATCTGAAAACAAAGACGATAATGTTACTGGAATATCATATAGTAATAAGATTATCAATGGGAAATTTACGAACCACTTAAGTGTTACATTTTATGTTCAACGTAAAATTAATAAAGATGAGATAAATCCTCAATTTTTAATACCTGATAAAATTGAATATTCAGGATATGAATTTTTAACGGATGTTAGTACGGTTGAAGTTGATTATTCTTCAGCTGAATGTCCCGATAGTTTTTATGATTGGCAAACTAATCCAATCCCATTCGAGAAAGTATCTAAACTCTCGGGTGGTACTAATATTTTATTTTGTACATTAGGGGGGTTAGTCATTGATAACACCACCAACTCTCTCGCGGGATTGACTAATGCTCATTGTGGTTGGTGGAAAAACATAAATTCAGATGTAAATCCTTTTTTTCCTTTGAATTATGGAACAACACAAATATATTACAATGGTACAAACAACGATGCTCAAATTGTTGGTATCCAAAAAAGATATAGTCCAGGTTTTAGACCACCAACAACAACTAAAGTTGATGCTGCTTTATTAACAGTACCATATGATTTAATAGATTTTACAACATCTTATCGACAGGTAGGACTTACAGGTTGGACACAACCTATGGATTTTGCCACAACAGAAGAAATAGATAATTTGATTTTTACAAAAGGAAATTTATACAGTACAGGAATAACCACAGGTGCTAAGGGTGAGGGTGAAATGAAGTTGGTGTGTGTAGCAACACACTTTTATCATGAATTCCGAGGTATTCCACAAGTTGAGGATATGGTTGTTTATGTTGCTAGTGCTACAACAACACCCAATGGTACCGCGTGTCCTTACCCGATTTATTATGGTGATAGTGGATCAATTGTTTCGGCAGACATAAATGGTGTACGTAAAATAATTGGATTGGGAAGTTTGATGGTTACATATCGTACACCTTCAGGTGATCCTCTTTATGGTGCTGGGGTAGTAAGAATTGATAACATTGTCGAAAGTCTTGATATTTCACCTTGGACAGGTCAAACAGATATTTCTTTTTCGAGCACTGCGAACACAGAAACGTATTATACAGAATCAAATTACAATAACAAAACCATACAATTATCTGGTAAAACTTTTTGGCAATGGGGACAAATTGTAACCACACCCACACCATCTGTCACTGTCACCCCAACTTTATCCTATAATTCAACACCATATCCAACAGTTACTCCGACAATCACACAAACAGTCACTCGTACCCCAGATCCCAATTGTTCACCATTTACGAATGTTATTTGTTATACTTATCGAATTGATTTTCTACCCCTTGGAATTTCAAATTCCTTTTATCCCACACTATCTATTTGGGTAACATACAAAGATTGTTTTGACCCAAATATTATTAAGTTGGTAGAAGTCCCATTAAATATTCCAAAATTTATATGTTCATCAGAAGTACCAATTGTGGTTAATAGTAAAGAAAATACAGCTACAGATGGATGTCCTGACATTGAGGACTTCACATCAATCACAAAACTTGAGGTTTGTGGTTCACATTGTCCACCACCTAATCCAACCCCATCCGCAACTCCTACAAATTATTTATTGTATAGTAATTTACTACCAGCACAAGGATCTACGACTTTTGAATTAGCATGTTCTAGACTCACCTCGGAAACTGCAATTTTATGGGGTTATAGTACAAAACCCTTGAGTGAGATGGGGTTAGCGGATGTGATTTATGATATAAACACAAATCTACCAAAACAAACATTTGGTCTTAGATTTAGAGCATTTAGTGCGACCCCAGATGTCTCGACTCAAAAATATGTTATTTATTGGCAGAATAGTGGTAGTTCGATAACATCTGTTGAACCTTGTATTTAATACTCAGTCTTTACCTATTCGATCATTTAATATCAATATAATATCTTCTGATTAATATTTACCATAAATGGCTCTACCTAAAAAAGTAATACCAAATATTAATTTAGTCCCTCCAAAAATTTTACTTGAGAGGAGAGAACAATTATTACAGGATATTACAGAAGACGGAACATATCTTCCAAAGAATTTGGGTTATGCCGAAATGGATAGAGGATTTTTAGATTTTGTTAAAAATGAACTTAAAACAGTTGTTGAGGGAAAAGTAATTCCAACAATTGACATTCTTATAACAACACAAAACTGGGCACAATTTACTCAAACTTGGTCTTTTCAAGATTTGAACGGCAACACCGAACCACCCTTTATTACGGTGGTGAGAGTTCCTGAAGTAAAATATGGTACAAATCCTGCGACTCTTTATAATATCCCAAACCAAAAAGAATTTTTCTATGCAGCTGTACCTACTTGGAATGGTAATGTAAAGGGGCTTGACATTTATAAAATACCACAACCAGTACCTGTTGATATCTCGTTTAGTGTAAAAATTGTTTGTAATCGAATGAGAGAACTCAACGAGTTTAACAAAAATGTTCTTCAGACATTCGCATCACGTCAAGCGTACACTAAAGTTAATGGGCACTTTATCCCAATTGTAAACACAAACATAAGTGATGAATCTGTCACACAGGTTGATAAAAGAAGATTTTACATCCAAAATTATGATTTCACACTTTTGGGATTCCTATTAGATCAAGATAAGTTCGAGGTAGCACCTGCGGTCTCTAGAGTTCTTAATGTTTTTGAGACCAATATGAAACCCATAAATCGTAAAAGAAAAAGATTCCCTGTGAATGAAGGTGTCTTTGATCTTACGATTCAAGCGGTAAGAAACTCCCCTGTTATTAGGACAATCAGTGTTGATTATACAGGTACTTTTACAATTTTATCAACCCAAAATGTGAGTACCTATGATTTGTTTGTTAGGTTAAACACCAGTACAGAGTTTGACTATTATGGGACAAATGTTGTCAATTTTGAGGTGAATACTGGTGACCAGTTACGATTTGAAATTACTCAAGAAAATGCCGACCCAACTTCTACCATAACATATGGGGTATCTTTTTTAGGTTCACCACAAAATTTAACTTTCGATTTACCAACCCCGTCAATTACCCCAACAAACACAATAACCCCTTCTATTACACCAACGAGTAGTTTGACACCAACACCATCAATAACCCCAACAAAGTCAACAACACCAACGAATAGTTTGACACCAACACCTACTATCACTCCGACAAAAACTTCTAGTTTATGTCAATCTTTGGAATTAATTTGTAATAATTATGAAATAACCAATACAACGTCTTCAGCACAACCACTTTTATTAGTATATTCAGCATGTACAAATCAACCGACAGTATCATCAATTACTTTGAGTTCTGGACAAACCACTAACTTTTGTGCAGTAGCATACACAATAGCTTATTCTGGTGGTCATATAATTAATCAAACGGGAACTTGTGGAAAATTCTGTTCTTCATTTACAAACATTTTCCTACATATACCAAATTTGACTCCAACACCTACTCCAAGTCTATCGTAATCAGTCCTCACCATAGATATCTTTTTTCTTAGTACAGTTTTGATCTATAAGTTTTTCTAAGAACTTATAGATTTTTATTCCGTTGTCATCACAATATTTTTTCAATTTATTGTGGGAATCCACCGAAATTTTAATGTTTTTGGTTGATTTTTTCATTAAGGATAAAAAAAGATAATTTTTTCCTCCTAATATAAATAAGTTTTTATAAAAAAAAATACTTTATCGATTAAGATAATATTTATATCAATAAAACCTAAAAAAATAAAAAAATCATCATATGGCGACTACCAATAAAATATTCGTATCCCCTGGTGTTTACACATCGGAAAGGGATTTAAGTTTTGTAGCACAAAGTGTAGGTGTTACAACCCTAGGGTTGGTTGGCGAAACCTTAACAGGTCCCGCTTTCGAACCTATTTTCATAACTAATTACGACGAATTTGAGGCGTTTTTCGGTGGGACTATTCCCGAAAAATTTGTCAACACTCAGATACCTAAGTATGAATTAGCTTATATCGCTAAATCTTATCTACAACAATCCAATCAGTTGTTTGTAACACGTGTTTTGGGTCTTTCAGGTTATGATGCGGGTCCAGGTTGGTCTTTATCAATTCAAGCAAATGTGGACGGAACCACTGTAGGTTTGAATGGTTCTTCTTCCAACTATACAATTAGTTTCGTTGCCACTACTGGTGGTACCGTCACTCTCACACCTGTAGGTACGACATTAGTTGGTACAAACTTGAATAACCCTTTTACTCTTTTAAATGGAAATCAATCATCTTTCAATACTGAATTGAGTACTCAACTTACAGGTATTGTAAATGCTTCTGGTAATACTAGTGGTACTTCAGTTTATTATTTTGGTACAATCACAGACGCGGCTTACAGTGCTTTGAGTTCTTATACAGGTGAAACCAATGTGTTTGGTATGTCTGGTCTTACTAACTCTACCGCAGAATACACTTCTCCAAACAATGATGCTTGGTATTACTCTAATTTTAACGAAAGTACCAATGGTAATTATACAGGATACTCTTTCTTTAGTGTGGTAACTTCATTAACAGATGCGGGTGGTGGAACTTATAATGGAACTATATCTGGTACTGTATTTAACTTTTCAGGCGTTTCATATTTAGATTATAACAATGTGGTAGTAGCTACTTTACGTTCAAGAGGTATTTCGAATTATGGTTCTGGTGGAACAGGTCCAAGATATCAAGTCACTGGACTTACAAGTGTTGTATTAAACACTACGGGGTCATACTCTGCTATTACAGAAAATCCATTCTCTCGTTTTGCTATTTCAGGTATTACGGATGGTACAGCTTCTCCTGAAAATTTCTCGTTCGTTGTTTCATTATCACAAACGGATCAAAACTACCTACCATCCGTTTTGGGTCGAACTAACTTTGGAAAAAGTAGAACTGAGGTACCAATAATGGTTGAGGAAGTGTACCCAACCTTATTGACGTATGGGTATAATAAAGGCTTTATTAGGGGTCTTAAAACTGACTTAATTGCAACTCCTGGTTTAAGGTATAATCCTACAACTGATTCTATTGCCAATTATTTGGAAAGATACAGAGCAGCTGAATCTCCTTGGGTTGTATCACAACTTCGTGGTAGTACCGTTGAAAGATTATTTAAAATTTTAACGATATCTGATGGTGATTCAGCCAACACTCAAATCAAAATTTCTATACAAAATATTTCATTTAATAATGTGTCCTTTGATTTAGGTGTTCGTGACTTTTTCGACACAGATACTAATCCAGTTTATTTGGAGAAGTTTACTAATTGTAATATGGATCCTTCATCGAATAATTACATCGGTGTTAAGATCGGTACTTCTGACGGAGAATATGCTTTGAATTCGAAGTATATTATGTTAGAATTGGATTCGGACGCACCTATCGATTCATTACCTTGTGGTTTCGAAGGATATGTTATGAGGGAGTATCCCAATGCAATCCCTCCTTTCCCAATTTACAAAACCGCTTACTATTTCCCTGGTGAAGTTATTTACAACCCCCCATTTGGAACTACGACAGGACCTGTTTCTTCTCGTGGTATGTCAAATGCGGTTCAGAGTTCAGGAGACAGAGTAAGAACAACCTTCTTAGGTATCTCAAGTCAAATTGGTTATGATGTTGATTTTTATCAGTATAAAGGAGCTCAGTATCCCGTAAGTATTTGTGATTCTGAAGCGGCTGAACCATGGGATTACATTACTCAAGGTTTCCATATGGACTCAGGGGCTACTGTTGTTCAAATTGCAGTAGGACCAACTTCGGGAACCCCAGCATTCCAGTGTGGTGATGCGTCATTCCAATCCGATCCCGAAAGTTCTGAAAACCCTTACTATCAGATTCAAGCTCGTAAATTTACTTTCTTGGTTCAAAGAGGTTTTGATGGTTGGGATGTCTATCGTGAGTATCGTACAAATGGTGATAGTTTTATACTCGGTGGTGCTGGATATCAGAGAGGCGCTTGTGCAACAACAAGATATCCGAATGCCACAGGGTGGGGAGCATTTAAACCTATTAGTGTTTCAAACTTTACAGATTACACTAATACTGACTACTATGCATATTTGTTGGGTATTAGTACATTCAATAACCCTGAATCCACAAACATCAATGTGTTCGCAACCCCTGGTATTGACTATGTTAATAACTCAAATCTTGTAGAAGACGCTATTTCGATGATTACTTATCAGAGGGCTGACTCGATTTATATCGTCACCACACCTGATTGTAATGTGTTTTTACCAACTAGTAACGATAACTTCATTTATCCTACCGAAGCAGTTGATAACTTAGATAATACAGGTATTGATTCCAACTATACTGCTACCTACTATCCTTGGATACTTGTTAGAGATACTGTTAATAACACTCAAATTTATATTCCACCAACCAACGAGGTTTGTAGAAACTTAGCATTAACTGATAACATCGCATTCCCTTGGTTTGCAACTGCGGGTTACACACGTGGTTTAGTAAATGCTATTAAAGCTCGTAAGAAGTTGACTCAAGAAGATAGAGACACTTTGTATCAAGGTCGTATCAATCCTATCGCAACTTTCTCTGATGTTGGTACTGTTATTTGGGGTAATAAAACTCTTCAAATATCTGACACAGCATTGAACAGAATTAATGTGAGAAGATTGTTACTACAAGCTAGAAAACTTATTTCTGCTGTTGCTGTAAGATTGTTGTTCGAACAAAACGATGCTAAGGTTCGTCAGGACTTCTTGGATAGTGTTAATCCGATCTTGGATGCTATCAGAAGAGATAGAGGTCTTTATGACTTCAGAGTAACCGTAAGTAACTCACCTGAGGATTTGGATAGAAACACCCTTTCAGGAAAAATTTATCTAAAACCAACTAAGGCACTTGAATTTATTGATATTGAGTTCTTGATAACTCCAACCGGAGCGTCATTTGAAAATATCTAATAATAAATGATTTCACACACCAAACAGGCTTTAATTTCGGAGGGTTTCGATGTTTTCGGAACCCCCGAATTAAAGTATTATGCATTTGATTGGGATGATAACATAATGCATATGCCGACCAAGATTATGGTTCTTGATGATAAAGGATCTGAAGTTGGAATGTCCACCGAAGATTTTGCTAAGTATCGTGGAATTATAGGTAAGGAAAATTTCCCGTATGAGGGAACCACCATTGTGGACTACGCTCAAAACCCCTTTCGTAATTTTAGAACAGAAGGAGACAGACAATTTATCATTGATAGTATGAAGGGAAAACCTGGACCAGTATGGTCCGACTTTGTGGAAGCAATCAATAATGGTTCTATTTTTTCAATTATTACAGCTAGAGGGCATAACCCAAACACTATAAAGCAAGCCATATACAATATGATTGTGACTAATTACAATGGAATTAATAAAGATTTATTACTTAAAAACCTAAAAAAATATAGAAAGGTATCAGGAAATAGAATCAACACAAGAGACTTGATAAATTATTATATGGATTTGAATAAGTATTATCCTGTGTCTTATGGAAGTGAGAATAGTGCAGCTAGTCCTGAAGAACTCAAAGTAAAAGCACTACAAGAATTTATTGATTATGTAAAAAGACATGCAAAAAAATTGAAGAAAAAACTTTATTTGAAAGACAATGTCAAAGGAACATTTACACCTACAATTGGATTTTCAGATGATGATATAAGAAACTTAGAAAAAATTAAACAAGAATTTATTAAAGAACCTATATTAAAGACATATTCAACCGCGAGCGGGAAAAAAACCAGATTCTAATAGAGAATATCCGAAAAAAAAACAAAGTAAATAGATAAATTTTTCAACGCTCAAATTTCTTCAAAAACACAATTGTACCACAATCAAAAATTCTTTCAATATTTCGAGAAACCATAATTTGTTTTTCGGTTAACTTAATATCAAAACCTTCTTTTTTCAATTTTTCTTTTCTAAAATTCATTCTATGTACTCTTTTTTTTCCAATGATATACCAATAATTTGGTTTATTAATATTGGTCTGAGTAAACCCTAGTTTACGATACAAATGCCCCTGACTCCAACGACGATCCGCATAACTAATTATTTGAGTTGGGTGATAGTTTTTTATGAAATGATTAAGTAATTTGTCAGCCCCCCCTACAACTATCGTATCTGTTTTATTACAAAACCTACTTAATTCATATCCACTATGATGTGAACCGATACCTAGTCTTGGTTTTGTAAAGGTCATCAAAGATACTAGTTCTTGGTTATAGTATAAACCTAAATTAATTTTGGAATTGATTTTTCCTTGTAAATGGTGTGTGTCCAAAAAACTAGACGATGTTTGGGGGTCTACATTTTTAATAACACACTTTCTTGCAAACACTCTGTCTAAGGTAAGACCTAACAAATTTTTTAATTTGGATTTAATAATGTCTTTTTTGAATAACCATTCGTCTTCAAAGATGTGAATTAGTCGTATATTATTTTGTTCACAAATTTGGGTTTTATTCAAATGATAATTCTTTCCGACCTTATTTTCAGAATGCCAATACAGACCATTAAACTCAATTGCGAGATTATGTGAAGGTATAAAAATATCGATTTGATATGGAGGAATTATGGATAGCGATGATGTGATTGTCTGAACACCACAAGAAAGTAAAAATTGATTGATTTCTTTTTCTATGTTGGATACACTAGATGAACAGTTTGGACACCCATGCTTGGATAAATGATCGTAGGGGAGTTGATCGAATATCCCGTGTGTTGGACAAATTATTTTAATCTTTGTGTGTGAGTTATGATATTCCACAAGAGAATAATCATATTTGTCAGAATGAATTTTTTCAGATCTTTCGATAAATTCAGATTCATTTAAACTAAACTTTTCTTTCTTTCGGTCAATTGAACATTTTTTACAACCTTGCCCGCACAAGTGTTTCGAAGGGGTTTGTTCAAAAACACCATGTTTTGGACACAAGATTTTTACATTTTTTGTAGATTTGATAAGATGCACCAATGAATAATCATAATAAGTTCCGTGTTTTTCAATTGCTTTATTAACAAAAGTTTCAGTGTTAGAACGGGGTTTACTCCTACTACAAGAAGGACAACCCTGACCAATCATATGTTGAGAAGGAAGTTTTTCAAAAATCCCATGAACAGGACATATAATTTTTACCTTGGTTTCTGAATTATCATAATTAGTTAATGAGTAGTCATATAGATCCCCAAACCTATTTTTTACTTTGGTTAAAAACTCTTGGGTATTTGTAACCCTGTCTAAACAAAACTTACAACCATTTTTACCACGTAAATGTTCACTAGGTAATTGCATAAAACTGTAATTGTGTAAATTACAAATTAATTTCACTTTAATAGTGGATTTTACATAATCAACAAATTCATAATTGAATTTATCAGAATATAATTTTTTTGATTTTTCAATAAATTTTGATCTGTCGTAAAATATTTTAGGCATGGATATATTTATTAAGTGTATTTAAAAAGTACGACTATAAATATAATCAAAAAAAAATAAAATGGCAGATTTACTGATGAAAATGCCGGTTCCATACGAACCGAAAAGAGTAAATAGATTTATATTAAGATTTGACTCTACCCTTGGGATTAACGAATGGTTTGTTGAATCGACGGATAGACCTTCGATTGATATCACATCTGTGGCAATCCCTTTCCTAAACACAGAAACCTATGTAGCTGGTAGGTTTAAATGGAACGCTATGAACGTAGTATTCAGAGACCCAATTGGACCTTCGGCAACACAAGCCCTTATGGAGTGGGTACGATTACATGCGGAATCTGTCACAGGTCGTATGGGATACGCCGCAGGATATAAAAAGAATGTGGATCTAGAAATGTTAGACCCAACGGGTGTAGTGGTTGAAAAATGGATATTGGACTCTTGTATGATTACGAAGTCAGCTTGGAATCAAGCACAATATGGTCAAGATGGTTTGGCAACATTGTCAGTCACTTTACAACCTGATCGTTGTATTCTTGTTTACTAAAAAAATCTACAATACTTAAAAATCTCGTGTAGCAATATACGAGATTTTTTTTTGTATTTATTTTTCTTTGGTTGCGTCTTACATTAAAAAAAAAGAAATAATATGCCATCATTACAAATTAAAGATTTAGAGGATATCATATCTATGTGTGATTCGAATATGTCGACATATAAGTATTTTATTGAGACTGGTACATATCACGGGGAGACAACTCTTAGAATGGAGGGTTTCTTTGAAAGAATATTTACCATAGAACTTAGTACATATCTTTATCAACTTTTCACATCTAGGAATTACGATAAAAATAAAATTACTGCTTTACTTGGTGATAGTGGAGAGGAACTTTCTAAAGTTATCCCACATCTAGACGGGGATGCTATTTTTTTCTTAGATGGTCACTATTCATCTGGTGAAACCGCACAGGGAGTTAAGGATTGTCCACTTTTAGAAGAACTTGAAGTAATTAACAGGAATCTCCAGCACGGTGCAATTGTTATCATCGACGATCTTAGACTTTTTGGAACCAAGATGAATGAGGATTGGACTTACATAACCAAGGAATCATTGTTAGAAAAGATTGAAAAAAGAGTGGAGAAATCATTTGATATCAACGACAGATTTGTCATTTTACTATCTAAAAAGAAATAATTATGATAGAGATTCCAAATCCGATAGAACCATTAATGGCGAACAGGTACGCGATAGAAGTCGTAGGAACCGAGATTCCTAGTTATTTGTTTAGAGAATTCAAAATTTTCAATGAGGGGGACGAACTTATTTTTACGACAGAATTTTATGAAACAGTCAATTTTTGTTTTAACCCAAATGAGTTCTTCAAAATTACAGCAGTAAAAATATTATATCTAGATCCTATAGGTAGTGTTGTCAATGAATTATTGTTTGAAACAAAATCTATGAATTATGAAAAAACCGCATCATATGGTAGTGACGACCTACTGACTAATAAAATGAGGTTTGTAATTGGAAAAACACACAACTTCATTACTTTGTGAAAACAAAAATTAAAACAAAATTATATTTTAAGCCATGGACGAAAATTTAAAAAAATACGGACAAGAAAATTTTTCATTACCACATGACGTTGTAAAATTACCAAGTGGTGGTAAATTCTACCCAAATAAAAAAAAGTCGGTCAAAGTTGGATATCTAACAGCAAGTGATGAAAATTTATTAATGGCGAGTAACACAGATGACTTAATTATCAACCTATTAAGGTCAAAGGTGTACGAACCAGATTTGAGACCTGATGATATGATAAACGGAGATTTAGAAGCTATTTTAATTTTTCTCCGAAACACATCTTTTGGTCACGAATACAACCTTCAATCTGTAGACCCAAGTACTGGGAAATTATTCCCAGTGGTAATACCTTTGGATGAACTAGAATTCAGAAAACCAAACGTAGAACCAGATGAAAACGGAACTTGGACTATTACATTACCCAAGTCACAATCTACTGTTACTCTTCGTCCTTTAATTTATAAAGAAATAACCGATATAAACCGACAAGTTGAATCTTATCCCCAAGGTAGAGTAGCACCAAGAGTTACTTGGAGATTACACAAACAAATCGTATCTGTAAATGGGGACAACCAACCTCAAACAATTCACAAATTCGTGGACTCTATGCCAATAATGGATTCCAAATACATTAAGAACTTTTTGGAAGAGAACGAACCAAAAATAGATTTAAAACGCACAGTTATAGCCCCGTCAGGAAACAAGGTAGATGTAGAAATCACCTTTGGGGCGGAGTTTTTTCGTGTTTTCTTCTGATTATAGAGGCTATCAAATAGACGAGTTTTTTTTATTAAATCAGAGATTAAACGTTTCGTACTCTGATTATTTGAGTATGCCTATTTTTTGGAGAAGGAAATTATTAGAAAAAATCAACAATCAATCTATCTAAGAAATTGTTGTAGTGGCTATTTATTGATATGGATGAAAACGGACAAATTGAGGGATTTTTTGCCACATTAAAAAGGTTCCAACAAGAAGCTCTTGCTAGTTTGAGTGATTTAAGTGGACGAGCGGATGAATTAAATCGAGAGATCCTAGAGGCAAATGCTTCACTAGCAGGTACTTTTGGACGAACCCAAAGTTCAGTACAAGGTCTTCGAAAAGAAACAATGATAGCACTACCCGAGGTGACTCGTTTAGGCGGAACTCTAACTAATGTAATTGACATACAAAAAAACGTATCTAGGGAGTTAGGAACGAACAGAATATTATTAGGCGAAACCACGCGTGATTTGTTTGTCGCAATGAAAGCCTTGGGACAGAAAGTAGAATTGAGTGGAACTATGGTTGCGGCATTTCAAGATGCGGGAATTCAAGTTGATTTAATAAAAGATCGAATGCAAGAAACCGCGAACATCGCTCGATTGGTTGGTACCAATAGTACGAAGGTATTTGAATTGGTTTCACAAAATTTGGATAAACTAAACGAGTTTGGTTTCAAAAATGGAGTAGAGGGATTGTCAAGTATGGCGGCTAAAGCGGCAACCATGAGATTTGACATGTATCAAGTTTTTAATTTTGCTGAAAAAGTGTTCTCTCCTGAAGGAGCTATTGAAGCGGTGTCTGCTTTTCAAAGATTAGGGGTTGCGGTTGGTGACTTAGCAGATCCATTCAGGTTAATGTATTTAGCATCCGAAGATGTTGATGGATTGACGGACCAAGTCGTTAAAATGACAAGTAAATTCACTTACTTTGATGAGAAAAGTAAAGAATTCAAAGTATTTCCCAACGCTAAAAGAGATCTAAGAGATCTTGCCCAGGCGATGGGTATATCGTATAACGAGCTAGTCAAAATGTCTATGGCACAAAGTAAATTGAATAAGCTCTCTTCAGAATTTAAGTTTTCTGGTTTTGATAAAGATGATCAACAATTAATTGCCAATTTTGCACAATTTAGTAAAGAGAAAAACGCCTTTGTAGTGAAGGTCGATGGTAAAGAGAAATTAACTACTGAATTGAAGCAACAAGATCTTGAGAAACTTAGAGGAAGAGCTGAAACTATGGAGGAAATAGCACAAGGCCGAATTACGGAAACCGAATTACTAGTACAGGCAATCTACAGTTTAAGAGATACGTTAGCGGGTACATCGGCTGGTAATAAAATGACTCAAGATTTAACACAAACCATAAGGGCAGGTCTTGAGACAACAAACCTTTTACCAACGACGTTAACTACAAGAATGAGAGGAGGGCTCGAGAAAGTCGACGAAACCTATAAAAATTTCCCAGAACTTATAAAGGAAATATCTCAAGATTTTGCCGCGGGGAAATTAGATTTTCCGAAATATCAAAAAAAATTGTTTGATGCCGTTGGAGTATATTCAGACGCGTTGGAAAAGTTAGGAAAACAGATGAGTACTTTGAATGTTTCAGGTAATCTATCAAAAAGAGTTAGTGATGACAATCTAATAGCAAAATTAACGGGTGGAGGAGTAGATATTATAGAAAAGGTTGTTGGAGAGATTGATAATTTTTTATTAAAACCCGTCAGAGAGAGTGTATCCAATGTTAAGAATGAATTAAATAATATTAAAACAACAACAGTAAATAATAATTTAAATAATTTAGGTACACAAGCGACTAAGACTGCAACAGAGTTAGGAAATTTACAATCGACAATTAAAAATAAGTCTACAGTTTTAGCACAACCCACTACAATTAACACTGCGCCACCTATAAAACCCCAAAATACCCAGACCACGGTAGTTGCAACATCTCCAACTAGTATAAATCAAAATGTATCATTTTCACCAATAACGGGGGGAATAGAGGTAAAGGTCACAACTCAAGACGGACGAAGTTTGGATATAACTAATCAAATCGTGAATAGTTCCGAATTCCAAAGAAAAGTTGTTGAATTAATTTCAGAGAGAATGAATCAACCAACATACAGTAATTTACCAAATTCAGCAAGAAGTAAGTAGAAAAAAATCAAGGATGGGTATTTATTTGTAAATAAGTTATGCCATCTAGATTAACATTTGATGCCACTTCAGCGGTAAGAAATAGTTTGTTAGTTAGGAATTTAAAACCATACTACAAACCAGGTGCTTTTGGATATTCAGTATCAAACCAACCAAATCAGTACGAACCGAGTCAATACTCTGTTATTGATTCTCCTGATCAGTTAATTGATTTAGCGCCATTTGCTGATGGCTTATACTTAACAAATGAATTCGGACCTTATGGGGGGTATAATAAGGATATTTCGGGATTAATATCTGTATCTCAAAATCCAACAAATAGAGGTCCTTATGGTCCATTCCCCCCCTATACAGACGCACTTAAGGTATTTTCGGAAAGTTTTCAAAAAAAAGGTCAAATAAAAAATGAATATTCACCGAGAGATGGTTTTATAAGATACTATGATATTGGTGATATCGTTAAGGTACAAAAGAATTCAACCTATTGGGATCCACCAAGTTTCAGACCTTCTTCCTACTCTCCTTTCAGTGTTTTATTACAAGAAATACCTGAAGGGTCTAACGGACCTGTCACGGACGATTCGAGACTAGCACAATTGAGTGTTGAGTTTCTTAAAAACGCATATCAACAAAGAGTAGATCAAAACGTTCGAACTGAAACTCTCGGTAGGGTTAACATATTAAATGGTCTCCAAGATCCAATCAACTTATCATTAATTGTTGCTGGTAAGAGGCCGTTAATTTTTAGAGATTATAAAATCACATCGGGTGGTGAAAATATTCTATCACAAGGACAAGATATTGTCCAAAGAATTGCAGGATTTACTTTACCATTGTCACCTATCCCAGGTGATTATTTTACAGTAGATAATGAACAAAGAACTATAAATTCAACACAATCTTTAGCAAGAGCTAGTGGGGGTGGAACTAGAGGAGGTGTATTTGGATTATTTGGAAGTAGACCAACGTCTCCTTCACAACTCTTTTTAGATTACACAGGTGAAGGTCAAAGAGCACAACTAACAAACAACTTAGATTACAACAGATACAGACCAAGGTATAACACTGGTGGAAGTGGGGTCGTATCGGCAATTGGACAGGCAATTTTTGGGTCTCAAGCTCAAGATTTAGGTCAAGGATTATACTATGTGGGTTCACCAGATAGAGAACCAATTTACTTAAATTCACCCCCTGGTGCAGTTCCAATCAACGAGTTTGGGCAAGAAGTTTTAGCACCTGTTTATGGACCACAAGTATTGGGTAAAGAATATGAAGGTCAAGAACTTTCAGAACAATTAAACTTTGGTTTTGTTGGAACAACATATCAAAGTCAAGGAAATATAACGGGAGGGTTTTCTTGGGTTAATAGTAGAGTAGCTCCAGACGCGGGAAAACGAGTTGGTCCTGATGGAACAGCTTTAACCGAAGATCCTGACTATTCTGTCATAGCTAATCAGTTTGTTGCAAGTGAGTCATCAAACCCAAGATATGAATTTAAACCTGGATCTATTCTTGATGATACACAAAGGTTAGTTGAGTCAATGCCTTTGGACGGTAATAGATACTCACATGTTGGGAATGCTATAAATCAGACAAGTAAAATTTTTAGTGACGGGTACAAATTGATTACCAAAGGGTCAAGAGTTTTGAGTTTCACACCAGGCCAACTCAATACCCCTTTGGAATATTGCCGAGTTTTTACTAAAGATACTCCGTATATTTCATATGGTGATTTACAAAAATCGGATGGAAACATTCGAAAAGCTTCCTATTCAATATTGGATAAGACTTATCAACTTAACATTGCACCCGAAAAAGGGGGTGACTCGATATTACGAGGAGAGGGTGGTGTCAAAAAGTATATGTTTTCCATTGAAAATTTGGCTTGGAGAACCTCGTCAAGACCTGGACTTAGATACCAAGATTTACCGAAATGTGAACAAGGACCGAATGGGGGAAGAATTATGTGGTTTCCTCCGTATGATTTGGAATTTAGCGAGGACACGAGACCACAATTTAACGAAACAACATTTTTGGGTAGACCTGAACCAGTATACACCTACAGAAATACAACAAGAACTGGTACGTTAAAATGGAAAATCTTAGTAGACCATCCATCGGTATTGGATTTGGTCGCTCAAAAAGTTTTGGCGAATGAGGGCTCAAGAGAAATAGCCGATCAGGTAATTAATTCATTTTTTGCTGGTTGTAAAAAATATGATTTGTATGAGTTAGCGACATTTTATAATAATGTCCCATTAACAGAACTTCAAGCGTGGCAAGAAGTTGTAAACAATCCAAATGCTACGCAGGAACAATTACAAGACGCTATTGATAATAATCAACTAGATCCACAAAGTGTTAGTATAACAACAGTCGAGCAACCACAAATTCCTAATTTACAAGAATATCTAAATTTTGGATTTTATTTTGATAATGATATACCAAAATCTAACGATGCAAACTACGAACCATTATACTCGGCATATACATCAGTTGCAACCAAAAATAACTATCGGGCAAACACTAAACCACAAAACCAAGTCCAACCTGTTCAAGAATTTTTTACCTCAGTAGTTCAAGGTAATTTCGAAAAAATGAAAGAGTTGTGTCAGAAAATGTACGATATTCTTTCACAGAACTCAGACGTAAAGATTAAAATTAATTTGTTCTCATCGGCATCTGAACCTGGAAGAATCTCATACAATCAGAGTCTTTCAGAAAGAAGAAATCAATCTGCATTAACTTTCTTTAAAAACTACAAATTCAGTGGAGATAAAAGTTTATCGGAATATATCAATAACAGTAGATTAACTTTTGAATTAAATGCGTCCGGTGAAACAACCACAGCAAACCCCAAGAGGGGGGATGGTCAATGTGGTAATTCAGTAAACTGTGGAAAGACTTTGACAGGTAACGCTAAAATATATTCTACTGCAGCCATGGCGTGTAGACAAGCAAGTATCCGAAGTATACAGGTAATCTCCGAACCGAGGAATCCAACCCCAGCAAATGTAGGTTCTAACATTGTATTGACGCAAGATGGTCGAGAAAACCAAGCATCAGCAAGACCGACACCAGTATCAGTTAATCAACCTACCAAAGACTTATACAAGGGTGCATCTAAAAAACTTTTAAGACTATTGTTAAATGAATGTGATTATTTTGAAGTACTTAAAGAAACAGATTTCTTTGCGTACGACTCAATCAAGAATAAATTAAAACATTTCAATCCTTCATTTCATTCAATGACCCCCGAAGGATTAAATTCACGACTTACTTTCATTCAACAATGTTCAAGACCTGGTGATACTATTCCGACAATAGGACCAAATGGACAACCAATATACAATGACGCTTTAAACACATCTTTTGGAGCCCCACCAGTATTAGTGTTAAGAGTTGGGGATTTTTACAATACCAAGATAATTCCAACTTCATTTGGTATTACTTACGAGAAAACTTACGATATGAACCCTGAGGGTATAGGGTTTCAACCTATGATTGCAAGTATCACCATGAGTTTCAATTTCATCGGTGGATCAGGTCTTGCTAAACCGATAGAAACACTCCAAAATGCTCTGTCTTTTAACTACTATGCAAATACAGAAGTTTACGATGAGAGAGCAGAAACAACCGACACGTCGTTTAATGCTCTCGATAAACAAATTATTGAAAAACTACAAAACCGATTACCACTTATTGGTGTTGCAAATAACATTTACAATCTACAAAACGCTGGTGGAGACACTATCGGACTTTTTGTTGGAACAGGTGAAAATGTTTCAGGGGTTACAGGTAATTTGAACTACAAAACATTTGTCAATACTTTTGTGGAGGCGACAAAATTTTATTATACAACTACGATTAGTTTTTTTGATAATATTTTGAAAAAGTATGGGTATGGTCTTTTATCTTTAATGAATACAACAAGTGGAAATAATAGAGGATATTCTGAAGGAGTTTTGGGGACCATACCAACTTACTTATACGGAAAACCACTTTTGTACCAAAGAAATGTAGATTCCGTTTTTGGAATATTACAATCTTATGTTGAATCACAGGCTTTGAATATATTCAGTGCCGCAACATTAAATAGTGCAGGAGTTGTAACGTTCAGTATTGGAGAATTAAGTGATCCTTCGGTCACGGAAACAGACAAAGAAATTTTTAAGGGAAATTATCAAAGATTTTTGGATACCTATAGATCAAGTTTTATAAATGAAGCCACTGAAATGGTTTCTACCTTGGTAGAGTTTGAACAGAATTATGTTTTTCAAATAGATAAATCTAATTATATTATAACAGAACAGGCGGATGGAAAAATTGATTCTAAGGGTATTGCTGTAATTTATAAATTTTCAGGATCAACACCTCAAAGAACGCAACTTGGTCTTGATATAGACAGTATATCAACAAACAATACTTCCTTTTTGAGTTCTTTAGGTACAGGAGAGTTATATTTAGATAATTTCCAAACCAACCTAAATCAACCATTAACTAATCCTTATAGTTCATACATTTACATAGTAGCAACATCAAGTTTGAGTTCCTCTAATGCGTTAATAAGTGCTCCACAACAAGCAGAGTTTTTGATTTTGAATAAAATTTATAGAGACAATACGGCACTACAAAATTTTGTAGCAGATTTAGTGGTTGGTTTATCTGAATATTCTAAGAGTGTAATTACTCAATACTATGGAACTTTTTTAAAAAACACCTATGATGGTCTTACAAAAGCAGGAGTTGACCTTCTAGAAAACTATAAATTAACACTCGGTAAAAATTTTGTGAACTACACACCATCATTTTCCTTGACTGAAGAAAGAGTGATTGACTTTCAACAAGATTTGACAAACAATAGTAGTTATACTTCTGACTTGCAACAATTGTACTCACCAAATAATCCAAATACAAGTCCGATCAATTTTAATTTAAAAAAGAAATTTAACTAATGGAACAATATTACAACAGATACAAAGAGTTTTTAATCAACGGAGAACAGACCGTTGTACCATTTGTTCCATTACCATCTAAAGGGACCGATCAAAGATATATTTATAAAACCGCTGTGAGTAGATTGGATAAAATATCACAACAATACTATAACACCCCCTTTTTTGGTTGGTTAATTTTACAAGCCAATCCACAATTTGGAGGGTTAGAATGGAATATTCCTGACAATTCAATAATAACCATTCCGTTTCCTTTGGTATCATCTCTTCAAGATTACCAAAACGAGTTAAACAACTATTTCTTATATTATGGCAGATAATCTTTCGAGAGTTAATGAAGATGTATTTGTTGTTCAGAGTTACGACAATATCCTTTTGGTTGACCCAAACAAAGTAATTAACCAAGACGGACAAGTCAGGGAGAGAGGTATAAAACAAGAAGACTTCGTAATGTATGCAAATTTGGAGGCTCAAATGCTTCCAAGAACCAAGCTTATTGAGGGTCAAGCACAAGATGATGGAATACAGACTCAAGTGTTAGCGTCTATAAATTTTTTGAGACCTGGAGGAAAGACCTTTTTAGACAACACTTATACAGATCAATTTACGGGGTTAAACTCTTTGATCGGTGAAGGCATCAATCAACCTAGTATTCAACAAATAAGTAAACCAAATAAATCATCTGAATTTTATTATGCTCAAAACACAATAAATAAACAAGACACGGGTCTTTTGGGTATTGAAAGTATTGCGATAAAAAACACGAGATCATTCACACCTACAGTGGATATGGTTTTGATAGACACACACGGTAGAGCTTTATTTGAAAAAGGTGAAAATTCAGAGTATGCATTTTTCTTTAATTTACCATATCCGACGTTTTATTTAACAATCAAAGGGTATTATGGTAAAGCTATTAAATACCAATTGATTCTCACCAAATTTTCGGCAGCATTTGAATCAGCGACAGGTAACTACAGAATTACATTGCAATTTTATTCATACAAATATACGGTTCTTGCAGAAACACAAATAGGGGCTTTGTTTGCAACACCATTTATGTACGCGAGTGATTTTAAAATAACAACAGAACAATCACCATCAGTCTCAGCGGCCCAAGTTTCTGTTGGTGATGACAAAAAAACGGCAATAAACGTAAGAACTACTCGTGGTCGACAATTTATATCAAATGTGTATAAAAAATACAAAGCACTTGGTTTGTTAGACCCTGACTTCCCAGAAGTTACATTTCCTGAATTTAGAGCCCAACTTCAATCTCTACAGAAAAATTTAGAAACAACTTTTGGACAATCAGATTTTACACCATTAACAAACGCTGATGACTATTTCGAAATATTACAAACATTTAGAAATGCCGTCACAGATCCGACTAGTGAGTTTAGTTGGTTCAGAAAATACATAGATCCAGATAAAATATTTATCCTTAAACAAAAAGAAAACAACACAGGTTCCCAAGATGATAATCAACCCACAACTCAAATTACTGAAAAACCTAAAACGCAGGTTTGGATTTTAAACCAACAAACAAGGTCTAATAGTCAATTTGTTGAAAACGCACTCACTGAATTACAACAAATAGTAACAAAATACAAAACTGCTTTATTAAAAAACCCAACGTTTGGTGTTGGTGGTACTTTTACGGTTGACAAAGTAGTACGTACTAGTCAGATAAAAACAATAGAACAAATAGACGCTTCAAAAAGTAAAGATAGAGCTTTAGTAGAAGAAAATAGCTTTGTAAAAAAAATAACAGAAAATGACATTGATTGGGTGGAGACATTTAAAGCTAGAAACAAAAGAGCACCATTAGATGTCGAGGTGATAACACTACAGAACCAAGAAGGACAATTCTTTCGAACTATTGTAGATCAACTCGCACAAGGTGTTACATTTCCAAGTTACACGTTTGTTTTTTCAAATGGCGTTGGACAATTTGAAGAAATAATCAATAAAACATTTGGTGAGTTGGAGACTCAAAGGAAAGCTGTTATCGAGTATCTATCTATTTTTTTGAACAAAAAAATTGAAGGACCAAATGGTTTAGGATTCAAACCCACGATGAGAAATGTTATGGGTATTATTTTCGCATCGGTTGAGGCTTTTTATAGATTACTTGATCTTGTACATAAAAACGCATGGTCAGAAAGAAATAACCCAATAAAGAAATTTGCGTGTTATGAATCAAGTGATGGTGTTTCACCTGATATTAAAAACAACAATAAAGATGTTAATCAAAACAGTTTAATTAATCAAGAGGTTTACCCATGGCCTTTGTATTTAAGCAAACAGATAGAAAAAGATGGTAAACAGAACTATGTTGTTATGTATCCAGGCGAACAATCGGAAATTCAAAAAACTAGAGCGTCTAACTACCAGATATGGCCTGAAGTACAATTTGTTGAAGAATACATCAGAGGTATAACTAAAAGTTATCAGAGTGAATCCCAACAATCGGGTAACTTAAGTGAAAATGATATAGGACGAATAATCAATAGGATTACAGTTAATGCGGTTGAATTTCCAACAAGTAATGCCATACTAAGTGACTTACAAGATGTAAAGTTCCTATATGAAATATATGAGAGAGTACTTTTACAAACCTTTTGGGATCGACTATCAAGACCTAACGCTGAGAAAGTTGGTATTATAGACAGTTTGTCTGAAATGGAACTGATAAATATTCGAAACGCTTTGAATTCATTTTCCAACCCATTCATTACAAAATTATTAAAGAACACCGCTTTTAGTTCTGCAAACTACCTACAAGTCTTGAGAAACATATCAAACGAGGGGGTTGGTATTTCTTGGCAACAATTTATAAGAGGTGTTTTTACATCAGATTATTTAAGAGCCAAAACACAAAAAGATTTCTCTATTTTACCTGCGGCAACAATAAGTTCTGGGGCTAATAATTCTAGTAAAGACACAAGTATATTGAAAAATGTCCAAGAGTTTGTTAAGAGTAGTTCATCAAACGCAACTGATTTATTAGATTTGTACCCGTTTGTAGATAATTCTTGGGTACAACAAAATCTATCGAATGTAAACAATAATTCATCGTACAATAGTACCACAAGAAGTTTGTTTTTGAACGATACTCTAAATTACATCACCAATTTTCAAACTATTGCAAACGCTAATAACAATATCAATAGACCATTTGTAAATAATTCTTATTTATCCTTTACAGAACCCAATATTGTAATTTCCAATTTTCCACAACAAATAGGGTCTAATAATTTTGTGGACTTCAACACTTATTATACAGAGAAAATTAATTCATCTAAATTTGCAATCACGGAAGGTCCTTTAAGTTATAGTGGAAATACAGGTAATCTTCAACCGAATCAAACGGTATCAATGTTGAATACCCCGTATTTTACAAACGCATTTATCGAAGGTGTACAAAACGATAGAAATGACATTCAGTATCCATATCTAAAAGCCGCATATCTATTCTTGAATAGTTTACCATTATCCACTTTGAGGGAACCTCTCAAAGACATCGTAGACGTAACATCTAATGTTAACAATGTTTCTAAGGATTATTTATTTGCAACACTGACAAAGTTTGGTGCTATACATAGATTACCTTATGCATGGGTCTTAAAATATGGTTCCATATGGCACCGATATAAAAAGTATGTTGAGTCTGGGATCGACATTTTAGATTCTGTGTGGAAAAATGTGGATGTGGGGCAAATATATTATCCAACAACAAACAGTTTACAACATCAATATGTTACAAAAAATTTGTATGGTAGTGGAATTACAATATACGCTCAAACAGAAATTTTGAATCCATTTTCAATTGAATCAATTCAGAAAAAGTATGTTGGATTTTATCCGTCACTTGTAAATGATGTTTTATTCTTTTATACTGGGTTAGACTTTTTGACTGGTTATACAAATAATGATTTAGATAACTTTGTTGATGAAGGTTTAAACATTGGAGCTACAGACGCAACAATGAGAGAGGGAATTGGGTTCGATCCTAATTTCACAAATCGTAACGCTTCTTTGGATTTTCAGGGTTGGTTTATGACCTTCAATACTAAAACATCCGCAAAATTCAATACCACTGCTCGAAACAAAACTATAGTTTTACCTAGTTTTGGTACTAATTACAATCAAGTAAAGTACGAGTGTTTCAAGAATAACGGAACAAGGTTGATTATGTCACAACCAATTTTAAACAACACGGCAGTTAACGATGGGTCAATTAGATTTTTCTGGGGAGCCCCCAATTTTGGGTACTTCGACAATAGCAGTATCACAAAACCAGCATACAATGAATATGTCAATTTAATACAACCATCCAAAGATAATAGTAATGCGTTTGAAATGTCAAATAAGTATTCAAATATTGAAGAAATTTTTGGTGTTTTTAAGACAGAAATATTGGATGAATTTGAAACAGAATTTTTAAATTTTTCTAGATCTAGTCGACAATTTAATAGTCAAGAACTTTTGTCTGATGATTTTGTGAACAGATCATTCCAACAAGTTTTTGCAAATTGTTTAGTTGTTGATGAAGTTTCTAAAGAACTGACACAAACAAATTATGTGAATACTTGTGTAGCAAAACAAGGTAGAGTATTGACAGAGGCCATACAAAAATTTTTAAATTATAATATCGCTTTCAAATTTGGTAACCCTGGAAATTTTGATAGAAAGTTATTTGGAAGTTTTACTACAGACGATAGGTATAGAGTTTTTGGTGGATATGAATTTTCACCATATGTACTTGGATCTTTACCAGGCGATTCATTACAAACAAGTTTGCTCGACTCACAATTTAGATATCCTGAGGCTTGGAAAACTTTAAGAACCTACGTTGGGTTTGCAAGTGTAGATGGTATGAAGTATAGTGATAGTGGAAGTTGTATTACAGATTTTTTCATTACTATGAATGTTGGGTTTACACCAGAAAACATCCAAATAGTTGCTCCACTCGTAAAAATATTCGCCACCCAAAAACTAGTAGCACCGTTTAACAATAGAAAGTCAGGGGTGAATAGTGATTATACAATAAGTGACTTCACTTCAGAAATAAATGATTTTTATACCACAAAAAATAATTTTCTGAATTTAGTTTTAAATTCACTTTTCAATCTATTACAAAAACAATTACCTCAATTAGAGGAATCCACAGATAAACCTTTATTGTCAGCGATCAATGGAGTTCAACCCAAAATTGAATTATATCAAGCATTCAAATCTTTCAATGATAAATGGATTGCTGGTGCTAACTTTGAAGAAAAAACGATATTCGAGGAAGTTTTATTTTTAGACAGAGCAAACAGAGATGTTGGAGACGTTCTTGTTGATCCATTTAAATTACTAGAATTCTTTAATTCTTATGCAAGTTTAGACGCACGCGTTATTGATTTTGTCAGTAAAATTTTAGTTGACAATAAATTTTTTATGATGCCAATGCCAGCCTACATTAATTGGTGGGGTCAAGGTGAAGTCCGAAATGGTATTGAACCAAAATCTCAAACTGTTGAAGACATTGCAAATAATTTATTTGGAATTTACAATAATGTAGATACACGAGATTCCAAGCCAGCGTTTTTGTGTTATTATGTTGGAAATCCAAGTGAACATTTGGATTTGAATCAGAACTCAAATTATGGATGGAGATCGGATGGTTTTGATTTTGCAAACCAATCTCAAAATAGTTCGGCAACCACAAACACTAAACAAAATTGGGCAAACACAAATAGGGTGGTTGGTTTTAATGTGGATTTTGGAACTCGTAATCAAAGTATATTTAGTTCCATTAATATGGATCAAATTCTTGGAGCATCTACCACTGAAGCAAATAAGGTAATTACAGAAATGGCAGCACAAGCAGGTGGATTAAGAACAAGTTTAGGTAGTGTAAGTCTATACAATCTTTATAAGACAAGGAGTTATAATGTACGAGTTGAAGCTTTGGGATGTGCACTTATCCAACCTACCATGTATTTTAATTTACGATATGTACCCATGTTTAATGGTGCATACCAAATACAATCAGTAGAACATAGAATAGAAGCGGGTTCGTTTAAAACATATTTCGAGGGAATAAGAATGCCTTTTTATTCATTAGCTAAAATTGACACACAACTTTTATCAATCAATAACAACTTATTAAGCGAATTAGTTCAACAAGTTAGAAGACTGAAACAATCGAGTGCACCAACAAGTGGAACTACAAACAACATAAGTATAGTAAACTCAATTCAAACAAACCTTCGTTATACTACCGTTCAACCCATATTTTGTGACGCAAGTATACGAAGTTCAGAGTTACCATATAAAAATTGGGAAGGTACCGAAGGGTTTGTGTCTGGAATCACCTATGCTAATTTTAGTAACATTTTGAAACAAAAAACTACAGACCCAAGAGTAAGAGCAATGGTATTCTATACCGCATATAATAATGGACATGACGACAACCAATTTATTACGTTTAACTACGACCTAGGAGGAACTCCGTTAGGTGGATACCCAATACCAAACATAAATTATGGTGGATTGAATAGTTACATGTCAGATGTTTATGCTTGTAAACAATTTCCAAATGGTGGTAGAATTCCATATGCCACCTTTGCAAGTTTCGAAAAATCAATTGAGTTTATTAAAAACTTGTATTTTACAACAAATAGTAACAATCTTTTAATACCTGATGCTAAAATTGGTTATAATAATAAGTGGGTAACTCAAGCAGATTATCGTACAAATATGTTTATCCTTTGGACTTACTATTGGCCAAGGAAAAGATTTCAAACACCAGAAGACTTCGAAAAATGGAAAACGACTAGTCAGGCAGAGATATTTATAAAAGCAGGAGACGAAGTTTATCAAAAACTTAAACAGTTTAAGTTGATTTAATTCAATATCAATATATTTATTAAAAAAAGATTATGGAACTACAAAATATTTTAGACAATTATTTGGGTAAAAGAACACGTTATACCCAAAAACAAGTTGCAAATGGCTTTAGTGAGGTTTGTGATTTGGATACAGGCGACTGTTATACTGTTAGAGAAAGAGATGGATTAATTGAGAGAGTTGACAATACAATGAGAACAAATAAAAAAATCCAAGTAGAAACATCTCACGGAATTAAACAATTATTAAATGGATAACATATGTCTATAGAAAAAAAAATTCTTCAAGAAATCAGACGCCATCACCAAATTAACAAATATGTGACGGAACAAGAAGTTGCACCTGATGCCGCACCACCAATTCTAGACCCCAATGCTCCACCACCAGCAGACCCAACGGCGGGTGGTCAAACTCCACCACTCGGTGCTACAGACCCTATGCTTCCACAAGAGGCACCAACACCTGAAGTTATTGATGTATCTCAAGATGACGAAGTTGAAAAAATCGGTTCTGAAGGTCAGACTGACGAAACTGAATCAGGAACCGAGGAACTTGAGATTACGGATCTAGTAAATGCTCAAAAGGATATACAAAGTAAACAAGAAGAATACTTTGATAGGATGTTTAAACAATTAGAAACACTTCAATCGAAAGTAGGTGAGATGGATCAATTAATTGATAAAATCAATTCCTTGGAAACAAAAGTTGAAAAATACAGACCCAAAACCGCTCAAGAAAAATTAGAATTGAGAAGTTTGGATTCAGGCCCATTCAACCAAAAGTTGACAGATTTTTTTGATGAAAAAGAGGAAGACCTTGAAAAGTCAGGAAAAAATGAGTATATTCTGACATCAGACGAAGTAGAAAACATTGTACCATCAGAAGTTAAAAAAAGTTTTGATATTACTCTACCTACACCTGATACAAATTTCAGATCCTATTATTGATTTTTTCACATTTTATCGTATATTAAAAGGGTTATTAAACCCTTTTTTTTTTATTCACTATTTTAAATTTCTAAAAACAACATGATGAGTTCATTAGACGCCGTTTTGGCACAGTACGAGAAAAACCACTCAGGTGATGGTTTATCTCAAGAGGAAAAAATGAAGAAATACTTCGCTTGTATCCTCCCACAAAATTCCTCAACAGGACAAAAAAGAGTACGAATTCTCCCTACCAAAGATGGTTCGTCCCCATTCAAAGAAGTTTACTACCATGAACTTCAAGTCGGTGGAAAATGGGTAAAACTGTATGACCCAGGTAAAAATGATAATGAGAGGTCTCCTTTGAACGAGCTCTACGAAGAGTTGAGGTCTACAGGAAAAGAGTCAGACAAAGAGTTGGCGAAACAATATAATTCAAGAAAGTTTTATATTGTAAAAGTCATTGATCGTGATGCTGAAGAAGAGGGTGTAAAGTTTTGGAGGTTCAAACACAACTACAAAAATGATGGGATTCTTGATAAGATCATTCCTATTTGGAGACAAAAGGGTGATATCACAGACTCCGAAAAAGGTCGAGATTTAATTATTGAGATGGCAAAACAAAAAACACCCAAAGGTGCGGAGTATACCGCAATCCAAACCATCATGCATGATGACCCTAGCCCACTACACACTGATCCAAAAATCAAAGAAGAGTGGATTAAGGATGAACTAACGTGGAATGATGTATACTCTAAAAAACCAGTCGAGTATCTTGAAGCAATTTCAAGAGGAGAAACACCACGTTGGGACTCTAATGCTAATAAGTACGTTTACGGAGATTCAACTGAATCACAAACAAGTATGGGTGGTGCGTCATCCTATGAAGATCCACAAATGAACGCTGATCCAGACGAAGATCTTCCTTTCTAAGATTAGAAAAAAATGAAAAAAGTATACATTGCTTCAGACCACGCAGGGGTAGATTTGAAAGAACTACTTGTGAAAAGATTACAGTCGGATGGTTTAGATGTTGAGGATCTGGGTCCTAACACCTATGATGCGGTCGACTACCCAGACTTCGCTCACAAAGTATCCAAGAAAATCTCAAATGAACCTGAGAATTTTGGAATACTCCTGTGTGGATCTGGTAATGGTGTATCAATTACATCCAACAAATGGGCAAATGTTAGAGCGGCAGTTTGTTGGAACTCTGAGACGGCATCTCTAGCAAGGTTACACAACAATGCAAACATATTGTGTATACCTGCTAGATTCGTCTCTGTAGAAGATGCTATCGATATTTTGGATTATTTTATGGAAACCAAATTCGAAGGTGGAAGACACGAAAGAAGAGTCAACAAAATTCACATACCAACACATTTAATTTAAGTTATGGCAATTAAGAAAAAAGATTTTACAGATATTAAGAAAAAGTTTTCCACATCCGCTAAATACAAGCCTCAAGAGTACTTTGATTTAGGCCGTGAATTTTTGGATGCCGTTGGCTTACCAGGCCCAGCGATTGGTCACATCAATATGTTACTCGGTCACTCTGACACGGGAAAAACCACCGCATTAATCAAAACAGCGATTGATGCTCAAAGGAGAAATATTCTACCCGTATTTATTATAACCGAACAGAAATGGGATTTTGGTCATGCAAAAATGATGGGTTTCGAATGTGAAGAAATTGTTGATGAGTCGACAGGTGAAATAGATTGGGAGGGGTTCTTTTTATTCAACAATAATTTTTTGTACATAGAACAAATCACAGATTATATCAATGAAATTTTGGATGCCCAGGAAAAAGGAGAAATTGATTATGATTTAGTTTTCCTTTGGGATAGTGTGGGATCGGTACCTTGTAAAATGACTTATGACGGTAAAGGTGGTAAACAACACAATGCATCTGTTCTATCTGATAAAATTGGTATGGGCATCAATCAAAGAATTTCTGGAACAAGAAAATCTGAATCAAAATTCCAAAACTCACTGGTAATTGTTGCCCAACCTTGGGTTGAGCTTCCTGATAATCCATTTGGACAACCCAAAATCAAGAGTAAAGGTGGTGAATCTATTTGGTTAAACTCATCGATCGTATTGTTGTTTGGGAATCAAAAGGGTGCTGGTACAACTAAAATTACGGCAACCAAGGACAAGAGAACTGTCAAATTTGCATCTCGTACCAAAATTTCAGTATTGAAAAACCACATTAATGGTTTGGGTTATGAAGATGGTAAAATCATTGTAACACCTCATGGGTTTATTTCGGGTAAAGATAGTACCGAAGAAAAAACTTCTGTTGAAAAATACAAAAAAGAATACGCCGATTATTGGAAAGAAATTCTCGGATTGGAAGGTGATTTTACATTGAAGGAAGAAACTGAGATAGATAATGAACAATAGTGAAAACATTATTAATTGATGGAGATAATTTATTCAATCTCGGATTCTTTGGTGTCAGAGACTTCTTTGTTGACGGAACACACATCGGTGGATTATACCATTTCATCGACGCCATTCGTAAACAATTGGACGAACACGATTACGACAAGGTATTTGTGGTTTGGGATGACGAACATAACTCAAGTAGGCGACGAGAAATATACCCTTACTATAAGTTAAATCGTAGAGAAAGACTGAATGAGTTCCAAAGAGAATCATTCAATATTCAAAAAAACAAAGTCCAAAATTATCTAGAGGAGTTTTTTATAAGACAACTTAAAGTTCCTTACAATGAGGGTGATGATTTAATTTCCTACTATTGTCTACACGCAGAAAAAGAAACAATTACCATTTTTTCTTCAGATAAAGATTTACTTCAACTTTTAAATTCACGAATTAGTGTTTATTCTCCACTTCACAAAAAATATTTTTACGAAGGTGATAAAATAAAACTTGATGAAATAGAAGTTCCTCACGTTAACTTACTACTTGCTAAAATTTTATTAGGTGACAAATCTGATAATGTTTTTGGAATATTAAACTTCGGTGAAAAAACTTTGGTTAAATTTTTTCCAGAGGTATTAGAACATCCAACAACACTTGAACATATTCTAAGTAAAACAACAGAAATATATCAAACTAAAAAATTGAAGGGGTTAGAAAATCTGATGAGTGGTAGATGTAAGAATTCGGAAGAGGGACTAGAGTTTTTCAATAAAAGAAGAATGATTATGGATTTACACAACCCTATGATAACTGAAAACGCAAAAGAGTTGGTTCTAGAAAACATTCGAGATAATATAGACCCTGAAGGAAGAAGTTACAAAAATGTTATTCGAATGATGACACAAGATGGGTTTTTTAAGTATCTCCCTAAAACAGATGAAGGGTTTGTTGAGTTCCTTCGTCCGTTTATGAAGTTAACAAGAAAAGAAAAAAGAAAATTCAACAGAGAAGAAAAAAGTTAAAAAAATTTGAAAAACCCAAAAAAACCCTTATATTTTAATAAATTCAATAAATTATGAAAGAACAAGATTTAACTAAGTTAGAATTCCTTATCACATTGAATAACAATATTGTTATTCAAAGATATTTCAATGTGAAAAATTACAATCCCGTGGCTGAGAGATCACTCGAAGTTTATGATTACATGAGATATTTTGTCGAAGAGTTTCTTACGGAACAGAAAATGAGAACCACAGTTTATATGATGGATCTCGTGGATGAGATTATGGAGGATCCTACAATATTGGAGACCTCTATGACCGATGGACCTGAAATTTTTCACTTCAAAATAATGAAAGAAAATATGACAATTTGTCATAGATCACTAGATGCAAAAATTTTTCCACCTAAAATAAGATACACCGTAGACATACGTCAGCAAGTAAAAAGTGTACTTAAGGACCTTACTGACATTTTTGCAGCGAAAGATTTTGAGACAAATTACCTTGACTATAGTCTAGTTTGATTGTATTTATCAATACGCAAAAGAAAAAATTATGTCGAGAAATTTTGAATATTTAGGAGAAACTTTCCAATTACAACTTATCAATCAACTTATTGTTGAGAAGGATTTTTCACACACTATTCTCGACGTGTTAGAATCAACACACTTCGAAAACAAGTATTTCAAAACACTTGTTCAACTGATAAAAGAGTATTACATCAAGTATGAATGCTCACCTTCCTTTGAAACACTTTATCAAATTGTTAAAAGTGAATTTCCACAAGAACTGATGTTGAAGATATTGAATGATACAATATCAAAAATTCAAAAAGCCCCCATCGATGGTCTTGCCTTTGTACAAGAAAAAGCCCTGAAGTTCTGTAAACAACAAGAATTACAGAAAGCCATTACCAAATCGCAAAAGATATTGGATAGTGGGGAGTTCGAAAACTACGACAAGTTAGAGGAATTGATTAAATCAGCTCTTCAGATTGGAGAAAACAATAAAAACATTGTAGATGTTTTCGATGATCTCGAGGACCTTCTTAAAGAAGATTTCAGACACCCAATTCCTATGGGTATACCTGGTATCGACAACCTATTAAAAGGTGGACTAGCAAAGGGAGAAATAGGTGTAATACTCGCTCCGACAGGGGTTGGTAAATCGACCATTCTTACTAAGATCGCAAACACAGCGTTCAACTTAGGATTCAACGTACTTCAAATATTTTTTGAGGACAACTTGAAAGTAATCCAAAGAAAACACTTCACACTTTGGACTGGAATCTCTCCCGATGACTTACCAAATCATAAAGAAGATGTAATTGCTAAAGCTGAAGAAATCCAAAACACTTCTCAAAATAATTTATACCTTAAAAAACTAGCATCAGATACATATACTATGACTCAAATCAAAAGTATGGTAAGAAAAATGATAGCGGACGGTAATCCAATTGATATGATTGTTTTGGATTATATTGATTGTGTCGTACCTGATAAAAACTTGGGAGATGAATGGAAAAGTGAAGGTTCTGTGATGAGGGGATATGAGGCGATGTGTCATGAAATTGGTGTTGCAGGTTGGACTGCAACCCAAGGAAATAGGAGTAGTATATCCTCTGAGATCGTAACTACCGATCAAATGGGTGGATCTATTAAGAAAGCACAAGTTGGTCACGTAATTATTACAGTTGCTAAGACCTTACAACAAAAAGAAGCGGGTCTTGCGACAATGGCCGTTACGAAGTCTAGAATAGGTAAGGATGGAGTGGTATTTGAAAATTGTAAATTTGATAATGAAATGCTCGTTATTGATACAGAAAATTCTGTGACTTTCTTAGGATTCGAAGAGAACAAAGAAGAAAGAAAAAGAGACAGAATTAAAGAACTTATGGAACAAAGACAACAAAGATTGTCAGAAAAAACAAACAACTAATTTAAATTTAATAACTATGGAAAAGATTTTACAAGAAAATCCGAATCGTTTTGTCCTATTCCCAATCCAACATGAAGATTTGTGGAAACTCTACAAACAAGCTCAATCTTGTTTTTGGACAGCTGAAGAAATTGATCTACAACAAGACCTAACTGATTGGGAAAAATTAAATGAGGGTGAAAAATATTTTGTCAAGAATGTATTGGCGTTTTTTGCGGCCTCGGACGGAATCGTAAATGAAAACCTTGCTGAAAACTTCGTAAAAGAAGTTCAGTATACTGAAGCAAAGTTTTTTTACGGGTTTCAAATCATGATGGAAAACGTTCACTCAGAAACTTACTCTCTGTTGATTGACACCTATATCAAAGATAAAGAAGAACAAAATATATTGTTCAATGCAATAGAAACTATTCCTGCCGTTAAGAAGAAAGCGGACTGGGCACTTAAATGGATTGGATCGTCCTCCTTTACGGAAAGGTTAATTGCCTTTGCGGCAGTAGAGGGTATATTCTTTTCTGGTTCATTTTGTTCAATCTTTTGGCTTAAAAGACGTGGATTAATGCCTGGGTTGAGTTTTTCCAATGAATTAATATCTCGGGATGAGGGACTACATACCAATTTTGCGGTTCATTTGTATCGTCATCACATCCAAGACCAACTATCAAAAGAGAGAGTTTTAGAAATTCTAACCTCAGCACTTACGATTGAAAAAGAGTTTATTACCGAATCACTTCCAGTAGATTTAATCGGAATGAACTCTAAACTAATGTGTCAGTACTTGGAGTATGTTACTGATAGACTGTTAGTTGATTTGGGTATTGGTAAAGTTTATAATTCAGAAAACCCATTTGATTTTATGCAAAATATTGCATTAGAAAACAAAACAAACTTTTTTGAAAAACGAGTATCTGATTATTCTAAACGAGGGGTGGGGGATGTAATTGAAACCAAAGAAATAAATTTTGAAGAAGATTTTTAAAAATAAAAAGTAATGGAAGTTGTAAAAAGAGACGGAACAAGAGAATATGTGAAATTTGAAAAAATTTCATCAAGAATCAAAAAGCAAACATATGGTTTGAATGAAGATTATGTTGATTACTTTGAAGTATCAAAAAAAGTAATTGCTGGTTTATATGACGGAGTGACAACGGAGGAACTAGATCGATTGGCTGCGGAAACATCAGCATCACTAGTAACTAATCATCCTGATTATTCTACCTTGGCGGCACGTATTGCGATTACGTCGTTGTATAAAAGAGTTGATAAAAGGTTCACGGCTACAGCAGATAAGTTATATCATTACATCAATCCTAAAACAGGTGAGAAAGCGGGTATGATTTCAGATGAAGTGTACAAAGTAATTGTTCAACACGGAAAAGAATTGGATGCGATGGTTGTCCATGATCGTGATTTTAATTTTGATTACTTTGGTTTCAAAACCTTAGAAAAAAGTTATCTACTTAAAATGTTTGGTGAGGTTGCAGAAACCCCCCAACATTTATACATGAGGGTTGCTGTAGGTATTTGGCTTGATAATTTGGAAATGGTACAAAAAACCTATGATATGTTATCACAAGGGTTATTTACCCATGCAACACCTACGTTATTTAATTCTGGAACCAAACGACCACAATTGAGTTCTTGTTTCTTGTTAGATATTGATGATGATTCAATTCCTGGAATTTACAAGACATTATCAGATTGTGCGGTGATATCTCAAAATGCTGGAGGTATAGGTGTAAATATTCACAAAATAAGAGCTAAAGGTGCTTATATTAAAGGAACCAATGGATCTTCAAATGGTATTATTCCTATGTTGAAGGTGTTTAATGAAACTGCCCGGTATGTTGATCAGTGTTTTGTTCCAGATACAAAAGTTAAAACAAATCTTGGTTATAAAAAAATTTCAGAGATTACTGTTGGTGATATGGTTTTGAATTCAAACGGTACTTACAATCCAGTATCAAATGTCAAGAAGTTCGAAAAGAAAGAAAGAGATTTTATAACCATCAATTCTTCTATTGGTGAGAATACTGTAACACGAGGGCACCTATATCTTACAATAAAAAATGGTAAGAAAGATGAAAACTTAACATATAAAATTCAAAACAAGTTGGTAAAAGCGGAATGGGTTGAAGCTGAAAATTTGACAACTGAAGACATTTTGATTAAAATTAAATAAAATTTCTTCCACCTCTATATTTATTTGTAAAAAGGAGTATGAAAAATTTTTATTCAAATGATAAATCGGGAAAGAAAAAAAAATATCATTATATGATAACATATCATCCTCAAATAACAAAAGATATTTTGGATTGGGCAAAAATTCATGGTTTGTATGGTCTTTCTTTTGATGAATTAAGTTATTTAAAGTTTCATAATTTAGAATCAGTACCATCAGACCAAAATGGATTTAAACCTTTTCATGGTTGGTCTAAAGGTTATAACAAGAATGGAAAAATAAAAAAACTTGAAGAAAAATTCATTGAAAATGATTTATTAAAGTTTAAAGTTTCACTTACTACTGAGCAATTGGAAGGTCAAAAAAAATGTGGAATGATATCTCAAATAATACAAAACAATTATATTTTGTCGGAAAAAATTGATCAATTATATGATAATACAATCCCAAGGAGACAAAAAGTTGATATGTTTTTAAATGACATAGTTGAAATTCCAAAATGTGAAATATGTAAGAAGACATGTCTCTCTAGATTGACACATAGGGAATTCAGAAAAACGTGTTCGGAAAAATGTAGACGGGAGTTAGAGGCTAGTTTTAAATCATATGTGTTAGATATAGGGGGTGAAAAAATTAAAGTTCAGGGATATGAAAGGTATGTATTACCAACTTTAATTGAACAATATGGTAGATCTGACTTAAAAATAGGATTCGAAAATAATCCTATAGAATATACTATGGATGGAAAATTAAAAAATTATTATCCTGATATATTCGTTAAAAGTGAGAACAAAATCATTGAAGTAAAATCTACTAGAACATTTGAACTTGACAGAAAAAAAAATTTATGTAAAAGAGATGGTTGTATATCAAAGGGATATAATTTTAACTTTTACATTTGGCACAAAGGAAAAATAAAAATAATTTAAAAAAACTATGAAAAATACAAATATTCAATTAGACCATCAAATTTTAGATGGTGAAATCGTAAGTGAAATTGTTAATCTAAATTTAGATGAGATTGAGTTAGTAACTATAGAGTCTATTCAGGAAACAAAAATAGATACTGAAGTATATGATTTGGAAATCGAGCAACTCCCAAATTATACTACAGATATAAGTTTAGTTCACAATGGCGGGGGTAGGAGAAAAGGTTCTATTGCGGTATATCTTGAACCTTGGCATGCTGATGTATTTGACTTTTTAGACCTTAGAAAAAATCATGGTAAGGAAGAAATGAGAGCTCGTGATTTGTTTTTAGCTATGTGGACACCAAACCTATTTATGGAAAGAGTTGAGAGTGATGGACTATGGTCTTTATTTTCACCTGAGGAAGTACCTGGTTTGATTGATGCATATGATACACCTGATTCGAAAGCTTTCACTGAGCTTTATACAAAATACGAACGGGAGGGTAGAGCCATCAAAACGATCAAAGCTCGTGAACTTTGGGAAAAGATTTTGGATTCACAAATCGAGACTGGTACTCCATATATGTTGTACAAAGATGCTGTCAATTACAAAACTAACCAAAAAAATTTGGGTACAATCAAATCGTCAAATTTGTGCTGCGAAATATGCCAATATACCGACAAAAACGAGATCGCAGTTTGTAATTTAGCGTCAGTAGCACTTCCTAAATTTGTGGACATTCCATCAGGAAAAGTACGTGAGAAAAACAAAAAGTTGCGGACTTACAACTTCCAAAAGTTATATGAAGTTGTTTATCAAATGACAGTTAACTTGAATCAAGTAATCGATATAAATTATTATCCTACAATAGAAACAAGAACTTCAAATTTCAAACATAGACCTATAGGTTTAGGAGTGCAGGGTTTAGCGGATACCTTTGCAATGTTATCTCTACCTTTTGAAAGTCCTGAGGCTCAAAAATTGAATAGTGAAATATTTGAAACAATTTATTTTGCGGCGTTGTCAGCATCAAAAGATTTGGCAATGAAACATGGTCCATATGAAACATACGAAGGATCACCAGCATCATTTGGAAAGTTACAGTTTGATTTGTGGGATGTCAGTATGGAGAATCTTTCTGGTTTATGGGATTGGAGTACGTTAAAGTCTCAAATTGAAAAACATGGACTTAGAAATTCCTTACTTGTAGCTCCGATGCCTACTGCGAGTACCGCACAAATTCTTGGTAATAACGAATGTTTTGAACCTTTTACAACTAACTTATACAAAAGAAATGTATTAAGTGGTGAATTTGTAATCATCAATAAACATTTGGTTGAGGATTTGGTTAACCTTGGACTTTGGAACGATAGAATTCGATTGAAACTATTTGACGGAAATGGGTCAGTCCAAAAGATAGATGAAATACCATCTGAGATCAGAGAAGTTTACAAAACTGTTTGGGAAATGAAGGGTAAAACTATTTTGGATATGGCTCGAGACAGAGCAATTTTTATTGACCAATCACAATCTCTAAACATTTTTATGCAAGATGTAACACAATCTAAGTTATCTTCGGCACATATGTACGGATGGAAATTAGGATTGAAAACAGGAATGTATTATTTGAGAACTAAGGCTAAAGCTGCGGCGATCAAAGGATTGGGTGTTGATATGTCAGCGTTGAATACTCCAGAAACACAAGAAAGTTTCAAACCCAAACCACTCGAAAACAATAATTTGACATTGACAGAAGATATGATAAACAAAGTTTGTTCTTTAGATGATCCAAATTGTTTGACATGTAGTTCATAGAACTACATCACAAAATTCAAGGTGGTATATTTATATGAAACCCATCAGTCTTCAACCGATGGAATAAAAGATGGGAATTGATTGTAAAAAAAACCAAATGAAAAACATCCAAATTAAAGGATATAAACAAACATCGTCAGGAACTGACGATTACAGACGTGGAGATGAAATAAGACCAACTATTGTTGGTACAATCAATGAAGCGTCCAAAATTCTGAACTTAGTTTCAGAATCCCAATCATCTTTAGTGGTTGGGTAGTTCAAACGTATGGCTCAAGGAAAGACATATGGAATAAGTTTTCCATTCGTGGATAGTATGGAAGGTAAGTATTTGGAGTTAACTGAATATGTTGCTGAAGAAATCCGAACGAATCTTATTCATCTTTTACTCACAAGAAAAGGTAGTAGATATTTTCTACCGAATTTTGGGACTAGATTGTATGAATACATTTTTCAACCAATGGACGGACCCACCTTTTCTGAAATTGAATCTGAGATACGAGACTCTGTACAACAATTTTTACCCAACTTACAAATCACAAATATAGTCATACAGGCAGCTTCTGATGAAGCTGCTGGTATGACAGTGACAACTGCGGGAAATGTGGTTAATCCTGAGTTATCAATACCAAATCAAAATGTCTCAGAATATACAGCTAAAGTTAGAATTGATTACGCAATTTCTAACGATGTCTTTAATTCTAAAGATTTTGTAATTATTAATATCTAATATGGCTGAAAGAAAAATATCATACACTGCGAGAGATTTTGTAACTATAAGACAGGAACTCATCAATTATACAAGGACATATTATCCTGAGTTAATTGACAACTTTAACGACGCTGCCGTATTTTCGGTATTTCTAGATCTTAACGCTGCGGTTGCGGACAATCTTCACTATAATATAGACAGAAGTATTCAGGAGACCGTACTTCAATTTGCACAACAAAGATCATCAATTTACAACATAGCAAGGACATATGGATTAAAAATTCCAGGTCAAAGACCTTCAGTTGCTTTGGTTGATTTTTCGATAACGGTACCTGCGTTTGGGGACAAAGAAGATGAACGGTACTTAGGTATTCTAAGAAGGGGAAGTCAAGTAATTGGCGCAGGTCAAATATTTGAAACGGTATATGACGTTAATTTTGCATCACCTTTCAATGTTGATGGGATTCCCAATAGGTTGAAAATACCTAATTTCGATGTAAATAATAACCTAATTAATTACACAATAACCAAAAGAGAAACTGTAGTTAATGGGATTACAAAGGTCTTCAAAAGAACCATTCTTCCAAATGATGTAACACCCTTCTTTAGTTTTTTCTTACCTGAAAAAAATGTCTTAGGGATTACATCGATGATACAAAAGCCTGGAACTGCGTATTCGAATATTCCATCGGATCAAGAATTTTTAGGCGCTCAAGGTAGATGGTATGAAGTCCCAGCGTTGGCTGAGAGTCGCATATTTGTTGAGGATCCATCAAAACCATCCGATGATCCAGCAATCAAAGTAGGTGTATACATTGAAACTCAAAACAGGTTT